TTGGCCGCTGATACTAAGTCTTCAAAAATTAAACTTTCTTGGGTATTAACATTTGTTAATGTAAATTTTATAAAATTACCGTTTTTAACCAAGTTATATTTTGAATTTTTTATTTTTACTGAAGGGATAAAACAATTTCTCCTGAAATCATTTACCGTTGATTGATTATACCCGCAATTACCGTCACAAGCACAGAAGAACTCAATATAGTAGTTTTCTCTAATAACTAAATCTTTTTCATCACAAAACTCCAATATTGAAAATTTAAAAGAGTTTTCACCATATTCATTAAATGAATTTTGTAAGTGACAATTATCATGAACACCTTTTCTTAACATCCATAGATGTTTATAAAATCTTTTACTGATATCTATAGAAGACCCAACATAAATTTTACCATTTACAATATTCTCAATTTTATAAATACCGCATCCCATAACGATAAATATCTCAACACTTCTTTAATTGTCAATAAAACCAATATTTTATTTCTTGTAAACTATTTATTGTTATGAAACATTTTCTAAGAAAAATATTAAGAGAGCAGGAAGAAAGTCAATATTATAAGATGACTCCACAAGAATATTTGGATTTAATGAAGTTATCTGGATATCATGGTAGTGTTACAAGATTAAAAAGATTTGAAGGTAAACCAATTTGGATTACAGGACCACTAAATATATCAAATACTCCTACAGATAGTTTAGGTAATGTTGCAAGAATTGAAGGAGGATTGGATATCTCAAGAACAAATATTTCGGATATTTCAGGTATTGAAATTAAAGGACATGTTTGGGACTCTGATACACCAATAGAAAGAAAAAGAATTGCTGCGGAATTACGTAGAAAAAGAGAAGAAGCCGCGGAAAGAAGAGCTGAAGGAGAGTGGGATTTAGAAAATACAGATGAGGAAGGATTAAGGGCGAACGCCCTTTTCCAATGGTTATTAGTAGAAGGTGAAATAGAAGAACTTAGCGAAGAAGAGAAAGAAAGATTAAACCAACTTAAAATAACACTACAAAATAAAGAAGAAGAACAGGAAAATTTAAGTACTGATATTGATGATTATAGTGAAAAATTTGATGAAATACAAGAAGAAATAGATGAGATAGAAGAAGAAATTCAAGAACTTGAGTCAAACAATAACGATGTTTATGTCATCTCACCTGAAAGAGGGTCTTTCTATGGATTATCACAGTTTGAAGTAATAGGGATTATTGGATTAAGAAACCATACTTATACCGTTGGTACAGAACAAGAAATGGATGACGCTGCTTTAGTATATGCAAAAAATTACATTGATGATGTTGGAGTCGAAGGGTTTCGAGAATATTTTATTGAGAATTACATTGACAAAAGTTCTTTAGAAGATTTTGTAAGAGAGGATTACGAGTATGACGTTTGGCAAAATCCTGAAGTTTATTTCAGTGATGATGACTTTGAGTTAACCGAAGAACAAGAAAAAAGAATTGAAGAACTTGAATCTTATATAGAAAGTTTGGAAGAATACATTGAGAGAATGGAGGAAGAACAAAACGATTTAGAGGACGAGATTGAAGACCCAGATGAATACTCACAAAGGTATGATGAGATTCAGAAAATGATTGATGACGCGGAAAGTAAAAAAGAAACTGCACAGGATGAAATAGATTCTATAGAACCTGATACAGAACCAACTCAAGAAATGGTAGATAGAGTTGTGGATTCACAAGTAGATGAGGCATTGAACAACCCTTTACAATATATAAAAAATAGAGATTTAAATATAAAAGACTTTATTGATGAGGATGAATTAGCTGAAGGGTTAATTAGTGAAGACGGTTACGGTATTATGAACGGATACGACGGAACATATGATTCAATTTATTTAGACAACGAAAGTTATTATATAATGAGAGTGAATTAAAATATTCATTTATATAAAAACTTTATCTATATTTTTTCAAATGGCAATAAGTAAAAAAAATAAAGTAAAGTTCTTAATGAATACCGATTGGTTATTTGAAGGAATAGTTGACGCTGAGGAGAAAGAGTATCGATTACTAAGTTATTTTCAAAAATTAAACAAGAATCTTGATGAAATGAAAGTTTACCCGATGTTCACGGAGATTTCTCTACATTTAGGTAATATTCAAACTTTAATCAATCAAAACAAGATATTATATTCTGAAAGAAATTTATCATCGTTTGACGATGAGTTATTATTGTCTGATTTAAAATTAAAGGATATACCTGTGTTAGCCGAAGACGAGTATGAAGAATATCAAAAAATTTTAAATTACACACTACCTAAATTAGAATACTATTTTGGTATAACAAAATCAATATGGGTCATCGTATATGATTCCATCAAATTAAATGTGAAGAAAAATAAAAATAATTTACAATCTAAAAGCGGTTTTTTTTATTTCACAACCAAAGAGACAAATTATATTTGGAGATATAACATCAGAAAAGTCAAAAAAGAAGAGAATACCACAAAAACTACAATTAAATTAATACATAAGGAACCAATTTCAGATTTGACAATCCAAGAAATTATCTCTAATTTTATGTTATCACAAAATAAACCAAAAAATCATAAATTACCTATTTTTGAAGTTATTTGTGAAGACATCTTCCCACTTGAAGAAACTTTGATACCAATCTTTAAAAGGAAAGTAATGTCATATATTTCACAAACGGTAAAAAAAGAAGAAAATACAGTTAAAAAATTAATTACCAATGGGGTTTAATAAAAGGTATGTTAGTTTAGATAGTATAAAAAAATTTGTTGATAATGGGTATCCTGTCTGTAAAATATTTGACGTGGATGCCCTTTTTTTTATGGATGAAAAGTCACATGAAATATATAAACTATGTATTGAAGGTGTTGAAGAAACACAATTAATAAAAATAATAAAAGATGAAACAGAATCCCGAAATCAGTAATTTACTAGCAAAACTTAGACAACCACTTGGTATTGATTTTATTAGTGAGAATATACTTAAAATGGACGAGTTTAAAACTAAAGAAATTTTAAATGAACTAATTGAAGACAATATAATTGAAAAAAGTGGAGAGTATTACGTATTGAAAAACAAGAAAAAATAAATATATGAATATAAAGTTAGAATATGTTTGGTTAGACGGTTATCAACCAGAACCAAATTTAAGGAGTAAAATCAAAGTAATTAATACAGACAAATTAATTTTTGATATTCAAGAAATTCCTGAATGGAATTTTGATGGTTCATCCACACAACAAGCTGAAGGGTCTAAATCTGATTGTATTTTAAAACCTGTAAGAATTTATCATGCTAAATTAAGTGATAGAGTTTATGTTTTCTGTGAAGTAATGAACCCTGACGGTACTCCACACGAAACAAATTTCCGCTCAAAATTAGAACATGAAGATGAAAATATTTGGTTTGGATTTGAGCAAGAGTATTTCATCCAAAGAGGTTTTGGAGAAGGTATTTTAGGGCATGACAGAAGATTTGTGGAACCACAAGGTAAATATTATTGCGGAGTTGGTTCTAATGTTGTTGGAAGAGATTTAGTAGAAAAACATTTAAACATGTGTTTACAACATGGTATAACCATAACAGGGGTAAATGCGGAGGTTGCTTTAGGTCAATGGGAGTTCCAAGTTTTCACAAAAGGTAAATTTAAGGCGGGAGATGACCTATGGATGTCAAGGTATTTCCTTTATAAAATTTCCGAAGAGTATGGTTACGAAATTACACTACACCCAAAACCATTACAACACGGAGAATGGAATGGTTCAGGATTACATACCAACTTCTCGACTGAAAAAATGAGAAATATTGGAGGTGAAAAATACTTCCAAGCATTATTCTCAGCACTTGAGTCAAGAAAAGAACAACATATAAAAAATTATGGTTCAGATAACCATATGAGATTGACTGGTAAGTTTGAAACCCAATCAATTGATAAGTTTTCTGTTGGGGTTAGTGATAGAGGCGCGTCAATAAGAATTCCCGCTCAAACCGTGTCTAATGATTGGAAAGGATATGTTGAAGATAGAAGACCAGCATCTAACGCGGACCCTTATAGAATTATTTTTGAGTTAGTTGAAACTTTAAAAATGACTGATGAATTGAATGAAGCGTTGAATAATATGTATTCAAACGTTAACATGAAAAAGTTTGATGAAATTAGAGAAAAATATAATGGAATTCTTAGTTCTGAAGAATTGTTGAATGAATATAGAGACGATAATGATTTTGAAGTTGATTCTGAAACTATGAACGGATGGAATATGCCATCAGAAGAAATAAAATTTGATGTAAATGGAAAATAAAATACCCGAATTTAAAATGTATGAGCCTCTAAAGGCTAATAGATGGATAATTGAGACTTATCCCACAGTAATAAACCCATATCTTTTTAGAAAGTATCGAATGTTTAATGAAGGGGATAAAATACTCTTTAAAACTCAATTTTTGGAAACAGTCGCAGAAAGTTTTAACCCGACAGATTTGTTAGAAATTACCGATATTACTTTAAAATATTTAGACCCTGTCGGTGATGTCGTTGGAGGATTTAAAATGGTTGTTGGAGGATTAAATTTTGACAAAAAACATTCTTATTCCGATGACGATTTGTTAATAACAAAAATGAGATTTGTTATTGAACAAATACAACCTATATTTAAACAATCAGAAGAAATATATTCAAGTCATGGACAACCAAAAGAATAAAGAACATGTTAATCACCCAGAACATTATGGTGGCGAAAATAATCCTTATGAAGCGATAAAAGTTATTGACGCTTGGGAATTGGGGTTTAGTTTGGGTAACACCGTAAAGTATATCTCAAGGGCGGGGAAAAAAGAATCTGATAAGGAATTACAAGACCTTAAAAAGGCTCTTTGGTATTTACAACATCATATTGAAACATTAGAGAAAAAATGATAGAAACTAATAAAATAATAAACGGAAATTGTATTGAAGTTTTAAAAACATTTCCTGAAAACAGTATTGATTTGATTTGTACCTCACCTCCATATGGTGTTGGGATTAGTTATGACGTACATGATGATGATATGGTTTGGGAAGAGTATACCCAGTTTAGTCGTTCTTGGTTAACAGAAGCGTTAAGAGTATTAAAAGATGATGGTAGAATTGCATTGAACATACCGTATGAAATTAACAGACAATCTAAAGGAGGTAGAATATTCTTTGTCTCTGAAGTATACCAAATAATGAAAGAAGTGGGGTTTAAATTTTTTGGGGTTGTCGACTTAGAAGAAGACAGTCCACACAGAAGTAAGACAACCGCTTGGGGTTCATGGATGAGTCCATCAAGCCCATACATTTATAATCCTAAAGAATGTGTAATTCTTGGATATAAAAAACATCATATCAAAAAGGTTAAAGGTGAACCACAATGGAAAGGTGAGGTGGTAGAATTAGAGGATGGTAAAAAGAAAACTGTTTATTCTGATGAAGATAAAAAAGACTTTATATCTTTAGTATATGGGCAATGGAAATATTTTGCAGACACTAGGTCATTAACGAAAGCCACGTTTTCAATGGATATCCCAACTAAAGCAATAAAGATTTTATCGTATAAAAATGATATAATTCTTGACCCATTTAATGGTAGTGGAACAACCTGTGTTGCTGCAGAAATATTAGATAGGAGATGGATTGGAATTGAGTTGAGTCCAAACTATTGTGAAATTGCTGAAAAAAGGGTGAGAGCCTTTATTGACGATAAAAAACAACAAACTATTGAGTTTTAAAAAGAGGTTAAATGACCTCTTTTTCTTTTTTTAGATATTTATTAGAAAAAATATCATAATGGAAAAAACTCTATTTACTGAATCTGAATTGAAAAACAGAATCGCTGAGATATACGAAGAAGAAAGACTCAAAATTATAAATGAAAAATGGAACAAACTATCTGGTAAAGATAGAACATTTGTTTTAGAATTTTTAAAAGCCGTTTACCCTGAAAAGGCTATGTTAGTAACTGAAGCTAGGTGGTATAATACTTTAGGGGATATAGTAGGGATATTTGACCCAACAGGGATTGTTGATTTAATTAACGGAATTAGTTATTGGAGACAAGGTGATAAGTTATTCGCCATTTTATCATGGGTTTCAGTGATACCTTACGTTGGGGATTTAATTGCTAAACCTGTTATTGGATTAATGAAAATGGGTGGAGGTGCTGCTAAAGCATTTAAAGCCGCTGCATTGACAGGGGATGCCGCTAAAATAGGTAGAACCGCTAAAACCGCGGGTGGGTCTATTGCTAAAATGGTAGAAAAGTCACCTAGTTGGGGTGATAAATTAATGAACTTGTTAAAAGGTTCAGTTGGTAAAGTTCCTGGATTAGGAGGACTTATTAAAGTTATTGAGGAGTATGTAAATATATTTAAGGGTGCAAGTAAAGAAATGAAAATGTCTAAAGAAATAACAGGTAAATTAGCTGCAAAGGCGGAAAAACAAGCATTAACAAGAAGTGAAAAAGAAACTTTGGCTGCGGAACTTAAAAAACAAGGACAATTTAGAGGGTTTAGAGATTATGCGGGGGCTGGACAATCTTGGAAGGCAAAATATATTTCAGGAGGTATGGGTAGATTATGGGGTAATAGAGCCACAAGGTCATTAATGAGAAGAACTAAATGGTATTTAGGATTACTCGATTTCTTGGGGGTTGCAAATTTTGTTGGTCCTGATGAATTAGAACAAAAATATGCTGACTTAGAAGCAAAAATAGATGAGTATAACAAGACAGAAAAGGCTCAAGAATATGCCATGGAAGAATTTGGTGATGTGGTAGAAAAACCACAATCCTCAGGAATACCAACCCCACCAGCATCTAGTGCGGCATCCCCAACAGGAGGAGGTATGGATGTTATCAGTGCGTTAGGTTCACTATTTTCTGGCGGAGGAGCTGGCTCAAAGGCGATTGGAAGTTTAATATGATGAAAAGATTAATAGTTGAAAGTGGGTTAAGAGATATAAACCAACTCGCTAAAAGATACCCTAAGGCAGAAATTTATTTTCACCAAGATTTGGATGGTGTTACCACTGCAATTGCGATGAAACATTATTTAGAGAATAACGGTATTAAAGTGGTTGATGCTCACGTAATACAATATGGTGATAAAGAATTTGCAGTAAAAAAGAACGATGCTCAAGGGGACACAATGCCTGTTTTGGTTGACTTTGCTCATGGTAAACCAATGTTTATAATTCATACGGACCACCATGATAGACAAGCGGGAGCCGAAGATACTAAATCAACCTCATTTAGACAATCAAGGTCAAATGTGGAAACTATTTCACAAGTAGTTTCTCCAAAAGACATTTTTACATCTGATGACTTACTATTAATTTCTACGGTGGACTCTGCAAACTACGCGGTAAATGAGATATCGGTAGACCAAGTTATAAATTACTTATTTAGATTAGACACTAATGAGAGTCTAAGAAAAAATAAAATGGCCTTAGGTTTGGTTGCTAATAAATTACTTTTAGCTTTTAAAAACAAACCAGGGTTCTTGGAAGAATTGGTGATGGTTACAAAACCATCAATATTAAATTTATTATTAAACATTAAAAGAATAATGTTAGAAAAAGGGTATGCGTCAATACCCGAATTAGAAAAAAACAAAGAAGGATATATCGAACAAATGAAATCACACCCAAATGTGAACGTTCAAGATAACGTTATAGTACAATATGGGGGAGGAAAGATGACTTCACCAGGTTCTTATGACCGATACACACCATTCAAGAATAATCCTGAAGCAGACTTCTTAGTAATTGCATGGCCATTAGGATTAGTACAAGCATCATGTAACCCGTTTAAAAAAGAGAGAGAATTAAAAGGTGTTAACTTAGGTGAGATAGCCCAAGAAGTTTTAGGTAAATGGAAATCACAACTTAAAGAACGAGAAATACCATTGTCGACTATTAAATGGATATCAGAGTCATCTAAAGAGTTTGGGGCCGAATCAGTTGGGTTTACATTCAAAGATTTTGTTGCGTTATATGGTAAGAATTTTAAAACATTAGAGAACGGAAAAGAAGTACTTACAACTATTGGAGAAATGATGCAAAAACCATTTACTGAATTATCAGAAGAAGAAATGGAAATTCTTGATGAAGTTACGGTTAACGCTTGGGATTTAATTCAAGCAAATTCAGGAGGTCACAAATGTATAACTAACATATCTGGTTTAAATTATATGGGAAGAAGTAAAAGACCACCACAAGGAAAATACAAATACAATCCTGAAAAAGATGACTCTCCCTATGTTAAGTTTACTAAAATGATACAGAATGAATTTGTCAGAGTTTTAAAAGAAAAAATTAATACTCGATAAAATCACCTTCTTGAATATTTGAACCTTTACAAGTACCTCCAGCAACTTCTAATACATAGTTACCTGAAGAACAATAATTATCACAATCGTCTTGTAAACATGGAGGACAGTCGTGATATATCTTAACAATTTCATCGTCTTGTATAAAGATAATATCTAATGGTATAATACAATTTTTCATCCAAAAACAATGTTCACCGTCACGTAACATGAAGAACATTCCATTAAATGTCGAATCAAAATTTCTTTTCATCATACCATTTTGAATGTCTTTTTCAGAAAATACGGTTTTGACTTTAAAATTTATTCCATTTATATTTAATACCATACTTATAAATACTATAACAACGTTAAAAATGGAGAAAACTAAAAGATATGGGGGTATTATTGTAAAGTGTAAGGATGAAGTTCTTTTGTGTAAAAGAAATAACGAAGGAGACTTACCTGGTGTGTGGTCAATACCTGCGGGTAAATTAGGAAAAACCGAAAGTGCCTTAATAGGTGCTAAACGAGAATTTTTTGAGGAAACTAATTTAAAGATAGATAATGGTATTGAGTTAGTTGGTTTTATTAATAGAAAAACAAGAGATGGTGAATCAACAAAAGGTTTAATGTATGTTTTTTTACATAATGTAAATGAAAAAATTTATCCTGACTTACTGAATGCAATTGATGGTGAAGAACATACCGAATGTGGATATTTTACTGAATATGACTTACCTATGGACAAAAATGACCAACTTTATTATCTAATTAAAAATATTTTTAAGAAAAAATAAGTTTTTCGTAAACAAGGATATATTTATTTTTCATAAAGCCCAACAACCCCTTTCATAGTTGGTTGATATTAACCCTAACAAATGTAAAAATTTGTTGGGGTTTTTTATTTTTTTTTATATCTTTGTCGTTATGAAGAATAAAGTCCGTATTGAGAACCGTAAAGTTAAGTTTGAATATTTTATAGAAGAAAAATTTTCTGCGGGTATTAAGTTAACTGGCGTTGAAGTTAAGAGAATTCGTGACGGTAAAATATCCATGACCGACTCATTCTGTTATTTTAATAACGGAGAATTGTATATTAAAGGAATCCTTATTCAAGGTATTGGTAACGATAATATTGGTAGAGACCGAAAGTTGTTATTAAAGAAAAAACAATTACGGAAACTCGAAACTGAATTGGTTAAAGGTTATACAATCATACCTCACGTTCTTTATGAAAATGAACGAGGGTTATTAAAAGTTGAGATTGTATTGGCTAAAGGGAAAAAACTTTGGGACAAACGTAACACAATCAAAGAAAGAGATTTAGATAGGGAAATAAAAAAATCTGATAGGTAGATTATTTTTTTGTATTGTCGTTTTTTTATGTTATCTTTGTAAAACAAACAATTACAAATACCCCCACTATGACACAAAAAGAATCACAACAAAGGCACATCAAAGATACTGTTGAATCAGTACAAAGATTGGCTGACAATTTTAAATCTGAAAAGACAAAAATTGAGTCTGAGTGGGATAAGTATTTTAAAGAAATCCAAAAACATTCTAATAAATTTGAGTTGGTTAAAACTCAAAAAACTAGTACATGGGACGTACAAGTGTACATGGTAGATTCTGAAGGTAAATACAACTATAACTCCCAAAGAGTTAAAGTGGGTAATATTTCACAGGACTATAATGAAATGAGTATTGTCTATAAAGGAGAATTACCTGAAGGATGTAACGCTCACCGCATTAATATTTATGTCGAGGAACACATCACAACACCAAGAGGAGGATGGAGAAGTAAGAGTAATGGTTTTAAGTTAAGAGTTAGTGTCAATCATGATGATAACAAGACTTATTATAAGACTGGTAGACCTGTAGTTAAAATTGTTGAAGAATACGCTCAAGGATTGTGGAATGAACATAATCGTAAGGTTAAAGAGAATGAACTTAGAATGAAAGCATTTAGCGAGGCTTTCAAAAGGTATAGAAATTCTATCGTTGATTTTGGTGGTAACAGAGTTAATAATATTAACACAAACAGAAATCAAATTGTTGTAAAAAACCTTAATGGAAGTATGGTCATTCTTAATTACTCAGAAATCAATGGTGAAATTGAGTTTAATGTACAACAAGTTTATCTCGGACCTAATAGTGCTGATTCTGTAATCGAAGCATTAGGAAATATGAAATAATTTGTTTAACTTTGTATCAAATAATAAAATTATGATAACAGTATATTACAATATCAAAATAGAACACGAGAAATTTGGAGTTTTGGTTAGTGAGTCTTTTGCGGACCAAACACAGTTCAAGTTATTCCTAAAAATGGTTAACGGGTGTTTGGAATTGAAGAACGACTTGACGTTTTTTAACGGAGTGGATTTTTTAGTTCACGTTCCTTACAAATATTTGGTTGATTCAATCGTGTTAGCTTCAAGTTCACAATACAGTTTGTCGGACTATGCTAAAAGTAAGATAGAGGCGTTAGTAACTAAGTAGTAACATAAAAATAATTTAAAATGATACAGTTAATTTTATTGGGGGTTGGAATATATTTGGTGTATAAATTTTGGGCGGTCATTGTTAAATGGGTTCTAATCTTTTCTTTGTGTTCGTTTATTTTTGTTATGTTTAAAGACACTGTAGTAGAAAAAATTAAAGAATTACCTATTATTTCTTATATTATTAGTTAAGGTTCCTTGTTATCCATAAAACAAGGTGGTGGATTCGCTGACATAAGTCGGCCCCAAAAAGGAGACAGTTGTCTCCTTTTTTTATTTTAAGATATTTATGTTAAAAGAATCCATGAAAAAAATTGTTATATCTGAAGACCAATTAGAAATGTTAACCAATAACATACAAGAGTCACCTGAAAAAGGTTCTTATATGGCTAAACAACAATTATTTGTAATTGCAACTTTGGCTTATAAAATGTGGGAGTCTATGGAAGAGGGTGAACAATTAGAAGATTGGATGGAAACCAAGATTGCTCAATCTGAACAAAGTATTACGTCAGTGGTTAAAAGTTTCATGTATGACGAATTTAAAGAAACTCCTGAAAATGACGGTATGGGTAAACTTAATTTTGAAGATTTGATAATAGGTAAATAACCTAACTAGTTTACATATACTTTTTTTTACACTATTTTTAAAAAAAAAAGTTTTTATGAGTAGGATTATTGTTACTGGCGGTTTAGGTTTTATAGGTTCACATTTCGTTAATTACATAAATGACAACACTAACCATGATATTTTAATTGTGGATAAATTAACATATGCCGCTAATAGAAAAAATGTTAAAAAAAATACTTCACTATTAGATAAAGATATTTGTGATTTAACCCCTGAAGATTTGGGAGAGTATGAATATATTGTACATTTTGCGGCTGAATCACACGTAGACAACTCAATACAAAACGGGTTACCATTTGTTAAAAGTAACGTTCAAGGTACGTTCAATTTGTTAGAAGTTGCAAGAAAGAATAAGAAACTAATTAAATTCTTACATATATCTACTGATGAGGTGTATGGTGATATGAATGATTACGTTCATATATCTGAAAATTATAGTGCAAACGAAGGTTGTAACCTTAATCCAAGTTCTTATTACTCATCAACTAAAACGGCTTCTGATTTATTAGTGGTGTCTGCAAACAGGACATTTGGTTTACCGTATTTAATTACAAGAACATGTAATAATTATGGTGAGAACCAGCATTACGAAAAGTTTTTACCTAAGATTATCCACTCAATCAAAAATGATTTAGAAGTCCCTGTATACGGAGACGGTAACCAAGTTAGAGAATGGATTCACGCGGACGATAATTCTAAGTCAATCTATAAATTATTAATGTCTGATAAAATTAATGGAATATATAACATAGGGACTGGTGAATCCTACACCAATAATCAAATTATTAAAATGATTAGTGAGATTATAGGTAAAGAGGTCAAATTCAAATATGTTGAAGATAGGTTAGGTCACGATAAAAAATATTCTTTAGATTGTTTTAAGTTCAAAACAGAAATTGGTGAAATCCAAACTATCAAACTAAAAGAATGGTTAACACAATATATTAATGGATAAAATGGAGAATCCTGAGATTTTTAAAGGTAAATATTTCGAAGATAAGAGAGGTGTATTTGCACCACTACAATTAACATACGATGAGGGAGTTTTGAATAAAAAATGGATTCAGAGTAATATAAGCTACAATCCTAAACCTTATACGCTTAGGGGTTTACACTTCCAAATAGGAGAGTACTCACAATCAAAACTAATTAAAGTTATTAGTGGAAAGATTATAGATTTTGTTGTGGACATTAGACCAACATCACCTGATTATTTAAAGGTCTACAAATATGAAATGATGGACGGTGATGAGTTATTTGTCCCTAAAGGATTTGCCCACGGATTTATAACATTAGGATTTGATGTTATTGTACAATATTTGGTTGATAACATTTATTCACCAGAAAACGAGGGGTCTATTTTTTGGAAAAGTTTTCCTGAAATTGTTGAAGAAATATCTAAGTACACTGAAGAAAAATTAATTGTTATCTCAAATAAAGACCTGTTGACTAAAAATTTTATTTAATGCAACATTTTTCTAAATTGTATGAAAAAAATATGGTCCTCATCCAGGTTCCGTCCACTAAAAATGAAAGACTTAAAGTTTTTGTAGATGAAATAACCGATACTGAATACAATATAAATTTTAAAGTTGAAGTTAAAAATATTGATGAGTTTAAATATCTTACAAAAAATATAATCCAATTTTACATTAAGTCTTATTTTGAAACATGTCTGAAAATGTTTTCGTTAGATAGAGATGTTAAAGTAATTTTTATCTAAACTGTATATTTATTATAAAATATATACGATGGACGATAAATTTAAAAAAGCCATATTTGAAGAAGTAAAAAAAAGAGGAATTATTTTAGAACAAAAAACAAAAACATCTGATTTTGTTGAAATGATATCTTTATTACTTCATTCAAGAACACAAATTCACACACTTCATTTACAAACAAAATCATATCCTGAACACATGGCGTTGAACGAATACTATGATGGAATAGGAGATTTAATTGACA